TTAGATTTCGGATGCTCTTCGCGATACTCCTTAACGAAAATATCATTGCTATATGTCTTTTGAAGTTTATCCATACCAATTACAGACATTATTTGTGCGGCCGCGCCAGCAGTAAATCCGCCACCATACTTAATCATCATCTCAGTTGTAATTCGCGATAGGGCTTTTCTCTCATGACTTTTTATGAAATCATAACCAATTTCAGAAATTTTGTCCGTTGCAACTTTATCGCCATTAAAAATGATCAAAGGATCCTTTGATCCAAATCCCGAATAAAACCTGTCGTTTACATCCTGAACGGCATCATAACCTCGTTGCTTCATAAAGTTATAATATTCTTTGGGGACCGATGAATCTTTGTCAACTAAAGCAACGTTAAATGCGTGATAAGCTTTTTTGGTAAAATTACCCTTTTTATCGAACATTTGACCAGACATACCCCAGGTATTAGCTCCCCGCTGAATTTGATCCAAAACCGTCTGTTTATCTGAATCTGGCAAGGTTTTATACCAATCATTAAGACCCTTTTGAGCCGATTTTGGAGAAGCGATTTTCAAATTAGATCGAAGTGACATCGCCTTCTGATAAACCTTTTCTGATCTGGATTTATGATCATAAAGCGACTTCCCATACATTCCAAGATATTTATGCGCATCTTGTTTCTTATGAAAAGCATAAAAGGCGCGGTCCATTGGCTCGTTTTCGTTAATTGTCACACGTCCCATTTTCGAACCGGTTTTAAGAACCCTATCAGTTACCGATTGATAATGAGAATATCCGGCATAAGCAGCAACCGAAGCTAAGGTTATTCCTCCAGCAACTGCTAAAACTTTTTCAGTTTGAATTCGAGATTGAGCTCGAAGTTCGGCTTCTTTTTTGGTAAATCCTTTTGCCTGATACTTAGCTTCAAGATTCAAACGATGCTTGCTTTTTTCATTTTCCGGTGGAATTTTCTGACTTAGCTTGGCATCTCGAAGCTCTCGCTTAGCATATTCAATCTCTTGCTTCCGTTTTGTACTAAATAAACTTAACCTTTTAGCATCTTTGACATTTTGTTTCTTTTTACCTAAATCGGTTAAAGTTCCATCTTCATTTTGATAACGACGAACACCCCAATGCATTCCTTTGATGCCAAAATGCATGAGTTCATCGGCTGAGAGAATTTCAGTCATGGTGATCTCCTTACTCGAAAGCGTCAAGATTGTTCTTATAAGCAACCAAAGAATCCATCAAAGCAGCGACCGCATCGATCTTGTCTTCTCGTTTGGCCTTATACAGCTTCTTGTTATTATTGGTATCCTGAAGAACAATACAGTTACCCATTGTAAAAGACATCAATTCCTGATCAAATATCAGTCGACGATCCTCAGCCAACTTCTTGATTTCACCCAATGGAACCGATTCCGTCTTGGCGCCCTGAATAACTTTCTCAAGACCGAACTCACCATTCTCACGAGCCCAACGTTCTACGAAACCTTTTGCATTATATGGATCGTAACCAAATGAACGAACGTCGTATTCGGAATCAATAATATACTTATCCAAATCATCGAAAATATCATCCATGTTAAGCATGGTTCCATTCATGACATAGAGTGAGCCCTCTTTCATGAAGTCTTCATACTTCGTACGAGCAGCCATCGGAAGATGACTCATCGTATAACTTGAAATATAATTTCGAGTCTTGACGCCGTATGTATCATTTCCCAAAGGAAACAAAAACGTGAATGAACAGAAGTCATCACCCTGAGAAAGATCAGCTCCAAGAGAACAAGGCATTCCCCAAAAATCTTTATGA